TATATAACAGTACCAACATCAAAAGACTTTTATGGCTCCGCCGTTTCAAACGGGTTAGCCAACAAATACTCATCAGATAATGACTTTACATTAGAACTATGGATTAGCCCATCTATTCAATCAACAAATGTCACAACCTTATTTGCAGACACAACCGACGGCATAGGGCTATATTGGGAAAAAGGCGATATCATATTTAAGGTATCTGCCACAGAACAAATTAGGTGGGCATTAACATATAGCAAAAAGGCTATGCATGTTGTAGGTGTATATTCTGTAAATTCTATTAGCCTATATATTGATGGCACACAGGTCGGACTTAAGACAATAGATCCTAATTTTAAATTTACTAACACATCCCTCGACCTTCAAATTGGACCAACATCTGACGCAGGCGATTCATTTGTTGTAGATGCTCCAGCAGTATATAGATACGGATTAAATTCGGCAGCAATTACTAGACATTATAATGACGCTAACTATTACATTCAGCCAATCCATGTTGTTAATCCAGAAGACGGAGTATTGTTTTCTTGCTCAGATAGAGCTAAGAAGATAGATTTTGGATATACGTATGGAGTAGATAATCAGTGGGAGGATTTTGTAGACTCAAATACTTACTATGATGATAAAGGAAAATATTTAGCTTTTATTCCAACCACCACCTCTCAATCTAAATCGTTTGTGATAAATGACTTTTTGTTTATTCCAATGGAATCAGGGTTTACCGATTCTAAAATTGAATGGAGAAATGAATCTGGAGTAGTAGTTGAAACTAGCGTAGATGGAACAAACTACTCATATTGCGTAAATGGAGAAGCAATACCTCAATACAAAAAAGGCGGGTTTGGAACAACTGGCCTTCTATATATTAGAATAACAATGAGCACCACAGATGCAAGCAAATTCCTTCCAAGACTTTCATATTTCTCAATCAGGTTCTATAGCCAATCCCGAATATTTGCCGATAATCATAATAGCTATATTGAGTCTGATAATCAATTTGCAATAGGGTCTTTAAATTATTCACCGCTTTTAAGACATTACAATAATGGAGTTAGACCAAATTCAACATATGGATTTAAAATCAATACTGGATTAAACATAAATACAGTGGAAATGTTTTTTACTCCTAAAACAACTGGAGCAAATACTTTATTCTATGATCCAACTACTAGCACAAAGTATGCCTGGAATGGGTCTGGAACGGTCTCTAAGGCCTCTATAAGCGCCTTTTACGTCAATGGGGTAGATAAGACCTCACAGACCAATATAAGCAATTTCCTAGTCGCTGGAGAGCCTCACCACATAGTCCTTGTATTATCTGCACCAGTTACTGGTAACCTTCAATTTAATTATGAAACAACAGGCGGGCCAGATAACCTATATAACAATATAGCAATATATAATCGATCCCTAACACAGGCAGACGTGACAACTCATTTTAATTTATATTGTGGCAGACCTTCAACTACAGTCACCGATCCAGTAATAGACCTGACAGAATTGTCTCCAGTGTATTATGATAATGACTGGATAGTGCTACAAAGTATATAATTTTGTCACTTCCCCTGACAAAAAGCTGGACTTAGACCGTAAAGAGTGGTAAAATAAACTTCTATGGATATCGGTAAAGCAAATACTAGGATTCTGCAAGAAGAATCAACATTAGGAATCTATGTTTGGGAAATGCCAGACGGCAGATGGATTGGAGACGACGATGGGAACTTTCTTTCGATCACGTCCAAAAAAGGAAATAGATCCAGAATCGATGCTTTGGCTAGAGAAGTTCGCTCATACGGCATATATGAGGGCGGGCCTAAATTTCTTTCAGCAAGACGCAAGATTACAGACGAAGAGTTTGCAGAACAAGAACAAAGACTTAGATGGGGCCTAGTTCCAGATCCTTTGGATATTGGAAACTATAAAGACGAAATGAAAAACTTGAGGGCAGAGGGACAGTAATGATTCAATACGAAGAAGATAACAACTCACAAGAGATAGCAATATCTAACATGGCGGATTGGATGAAATTTAATACCCTAAAAGAAGAAACAAGCACAGACTTGTTTAAGGTAAGCGGAGAAGACCTTACAAAGATATCAGGACTTAGTCCTGCATTCCGCCGCAAGATGGGCAGAGAATTACAAAAAAGATTCCAAGGTATTGAAGGAACTGAAACACAACAGAATTTATTAGCACAAGCAATTACTGGCTATGCTATGTTTGATCTTATTGAGCCACCATATAACCTAGATTATCTTTCAACCATCTACGAAATTTCCCCATATAACTATGCAGCAATTAACGCTAAGGTTTCAAACATCGTAGGTCTTGGCCACGACTTTATTGAAACACGTAAAACACAAGAAGCATTTGATAATATTACAGATGAAAAATCTTTAGATCGTGCTCGCAGAAAGCTAAATAGATTACGTCAAGATTTATACGAGTGGCTAGAACAATGCAACGAAGAAGAAACATTTACAGAAACTTTAATCAAGGCCTACACAGATGTTGAAGCAACAGGAAATGGGTATATCGAAATCGGCAGAACATCTGCTGGACGAATTGGATATATCGGACATATTCCTGCAAAGACAATGCGTGTGCGTAGACTTCGTGACGGCTTTATTCAATTGCTATACGGCAAGGCAGTATACTTCCGTAACTTTGGAGACCAAGAAACAGAGAACCCAATTGCAGGCGGACTAGATAGACCAAATGAAATTATTCATCTAAAGAAATACACTCCAACAAATAACTACTATGGTATTCCAGATATCGTAGCATCTTCAAATGCTATGGCTGGAAACGAATTTGCTGGTAAGTATAACCTTGACTACTTTGAGAACAAGGCGGTTCCAAGATATATCATCACCGTAAAGGGTGCTAAATTATCAACAGAGTCTGAGCGTAAATTGCTCGAGTTTTTCCAAGTAGGACTAAGGGGTAAGAATCACAGATCCCTTTATATCCCCCTTCCAGCAGATTCACCAGACTCAAAGGTTGAATTTAAAATGGAGCCAATTGAGGCAGGAACTCAAGAGTCTTCATTTAACGTGTATCGTAAATCTAATAGAGATGAAATTTTATTATCTCACCGTGTCCCAATTAATAAAATTGGAACTCCTGAAGGAGTCAATTTGGCGGTGGCTAGAGATGCCGATAAAACATTTAGAGAGCAAGTATGCCGTCCAGCCCAAATGAATTTAGAAAAGAAATTAAATAAAATTATTGAGGAAATGACGGATGCCCTACTTCTTAAATTTAATGAGCTAACTTTGACCGATGAAGATACCCAGTCAAAGATCGATGAGCGATATTTAAGGATGCAGGTAATTACCCCTAATGAAGTTAGAATTAGAATGGGTATGGTCCCATTGGACGGTGGAGATAAAGTCGTTCAATTAAAACCACAGCAACAGGCAGAGGTAAGAGCACAGGCAGGTCAGACTAGAAATAGAGATTCTGAAAGGTCTGCAAATTCCCCAGATATTTCTGGAGAAGGTCGAAATGCTCAGGGCGACGGAAGACAAGTCGACTAACCCTACTCAACTGATTATTTGCCTTATATACAATAACGTTATAAAATTAAGCATATGAATATTGAGAAATCTCTTTGGTCTTCGCATGGCGATAACATCACGTTATCCGTGCCATTTACCAAAGTAAACCGTGAAAAACGCACAGTCTCAGGATTTGCAACACTTGATAATGTTGACCAGACTGGTGATGTAGTCACCTCTGAAGCAAGCATGAAAGCATTCGAAAATTTCCGTGGAAATCTTCGTGAGATGCATCAGCCAGTTGCAGTAGGTAAGATTGTTTCTTTTAAACCAGAAACTTATTACGATCCAGCATCAAAAGAATTCTATAACGGAGTTTATGTAGATGCATACATTTCCAAGGGCGCTCAAGATACATGGGAAAAAGTTTTAGACGGAACCCTCGCAGGTTTCTCTATCGGCGGAAAGATTATTGAATCAGATAACGAAGTTAATAAAGCAACAGGTAAGACTGTAAGATTTATTAAAGACTATGCTCTAATGGAGTTGTCAATTGTAGATTCGCCAGCAAACGAACTATGTAACATATTGTCAATCTCTAAGATGAACGGTCAGCTAGTATTTAAAGGAATGGCAGCAGATATCG